AACCGCTGGGCGCGGATGCTCGCCTTGATTGCGTTTACGGTTTGAAGCCTCTCAGTGAGGGTAACCGTCTCCTTGTGCGGCATACCGGCGGCGACAAGCGACACCTGCCGGGTGCCTTCCATCGCAAACCGGGGCCGCGGCACCGGGAAGCCCTGCACATTGACGGCGTGCGCGGCGACCAGCTCCATCGAATCCGACCCCCGGTACCGGACCCCGCGCCAGTCACCGCTCGGCCCGGCGGCGAACAGCTCGTGGATCTGCTTCTCCGTCGCCCAGGGCCGGATCCGGCCGGAGAACCACACCCCGAACGCATCCTCCCCGACCGTGATGTCAGCGACCGCGGAGGCGACATTGTCGTAGTGCGCGATGGCGGCCCGGACCCCGAGCTTGCCGTCCGCGTGGCCGCCGCCCACAGTCAGCTGCCCCACCGCCACGGGACCTGCGTCGGTAAAGACCTGCCCGGTCAGGAAGTAGGCGTAGTCCGTCATCGACGGCGGGACCGTGGTGCACACCTCGTAGGCGATGTGGCAGGCATCCCACACCCCGAGGTGGCCGAAGATGTGCCCGTCCTCGCCGCGGGTGACCGGCGTCGGGCCCTCCAGCATCGGGTTGCGGAAGTAGTCGGCGCTGATCGTCGGGGCGGCGGAGGCCACCAGCGAGAACGCCGGCGCCGTTTCCTGCGGGGCGACGTCCCCGGGCCAGTCCGGGATCGGCACCATCGCACCGGTCGGCATCGGCTCGTTGGCGAAGTCGGCCCAGGTGCCGTTGCGCACAAACGCCTCGGCGAACGCCGGGATCGCGCACAGCGTGGCAGCGGAGATCCGGCCCTGCGTGAACTCGATCGAGGGCTGGCCGCCGTCCTCGGAGGCCTCGACCATCTCGCCCTCGGCCGCGTCCAGATCCACCGAGACCCCGCGCCACATCTTCTTCTCGACCAGATCGTAGGCCCGGTTCGCGTCCGGGGTGTCATCCCAGACGCCCTCGGCCTTGATCAGCCCGCCGTCACGGTAGACCGCGTCGATGCGCGCGACCACGACGGAGCCCTCGTGGCCCTCGCCGTCGGCGAACATGGCCTTGATCGACAGCGGCAGGTCCCGGGTGGTCAGCATCCGTTCGGCGAACTTGCGCTTGTCCCCGGAGGGGGAGCCTTCGGGGGCGAGGACGCCGTGCCAGGGCCGGAGGTTCTCGGCGGGCTTGTCGGCGATGGGGACATCGGCGGCGGGGGCCTCAGCGGCAGGCGCGGGGCCAGCGGGCTTCGCATCAGGTGCGGTGGGAAGCTTCCCTTCGGGGGTGTTGGCGAAGATGCCATCGACCATCTCCTGTGTGAATCCACCATCTTCGGGGTGGATGATCTTGCCGCTGTGGGCCGCGTATTCGTCGTTGAGCCTGAGCTTTTCAGGCAGGGATTTCGGTGTTTCCGCGGGCATGGTTTCTCCAAGGGGGTAGACGGCGGTGCGGTCCTCGCCGAACCACAGGGCGAGACGGTCGAAGGTGATGGCCTCCCCGAGGTAGTCCGCCAGGCGCGGGGTTTCCGGGTAGCCGAGGGTGACGTGCGGGATCCACGTCGGGTACTGCTCGACGGAGTCGAAGGCCTGAGCCAGTTCGTCCATCCCCAGCAGCCCGGTGTAGATGGCCTTGAGGTTGGCCGCGTCCAGCAGCACCACGTCGGCCTTGTTCGAGCCGAGCACGGCGGAGCCGTTGACCTTGTCCGTGACGACGCCGACCTGGCCCTCGGTGACGAACTGTTCCAGCGCGGTGGCGAGCGCGGCCTGATCCAGCGCGGCGGTGTCGCCGAGGAACAGCAGGGTGCAGTGCGCGCCGTCGGCTTCGGAGGACGCGGCGCTGACCGGGTCCGAATCGGCCGGCAGCGCGACGATCACACAGGTGGTGGAGATGTCCCCGTCCTGCGGGTCGGCGGCGGCGGTCAGGGTCGCGGCGGTGAAGTCCCCGATCATGGTGGGCCGGGCCACGCATCGGCAGTTGATCCAGTTCGCCGGATCCCCGACCGGCTGGCCGGGGTAGAGCACCTTCTCCCCGCCGACGGAGAACTCCTGCCCGGAGGGCACGGTCTGCCCGGATGCCGCGGCGTGCGCGGACCGGACGTCGGCGTCGGACATGGTGACCCACTCCAGCCCGACCTCGGTCGAGGTGTCGGAGGTGGCGGCGGCCTCCATCGCGGCGTTGTGCGCCATCGAGACCACCCAGCCCGTGATGGTGTTCAGCTGCGCCTCGCGGTTCGCGGCGGTCTTGGTCTGTTTCAGCGCCTCGCCCAGCTCATGCGCGAAGGCGTCCCGCAGGTCATCGAGGACCTGGCCCCAGGCGTCGACCTCATTGGTGGCCATCTCGGTGAACAGGTCCTTGGCGTGGTTGACGATCCCGTACTCCCAGGACGGGAGCCCGAGCCGGTCCAGCGCCTCCTTCACGAAGGGCCGGATCGCCTCCTCGGCGTCGGTGAGGACCTTGCGCCGGGCGGCGGCGAAGTCCTCGGTCGTGGCGGCGAAGCTCTCGGCGCGGATCATGCGGCTGCCTCCATCGAGGTCGAAACGATCCCGGCGTGCAGGTGCCGGCTGAACTTCTCGAAGCTGTGCGCCTCCTGGCTGGTGAGCAGCTTGGCGGTGTAGTCGGCCAGCAGCGCCTCCAGCCCGGAGGGCGATACCCGGGCACGGGCCGCGATCAGCGGCACATGCGACCAGGCGTCATCGAGCAGGAACTCGGTGTCGGTGGCGGCGACGAACTTGTAGATGTCGGCCGCGGCGCAGGTCGGCTTGACCTGCATCTTGGACTTGAGCTTGTTCCCGGCCCGCTCCAGCGCCCGGATCACGATCTGTTCGGACGCGCCGATCAGGGATGCCTTGCGTTCGACGTCGGCGGAGGGCACCCGGCCCTCGTCCCGGGCGATCTTGCGCCGGTCCGAGACTTCCTGGTCCGGGATGCCGGTGGCCGGGTGGTCCTCGAGCGAGGGGCCGGGCCGACCCTCGGTGCCGGTCTCGGCCGGGGCGTCGGGGCGGATGACGGTGAGGCTGACGCCGAGTTCTTTCAGCGCCGCCTCGACCAGCTCCGGGGTGGTGGACCCGGCGGCGACCTTGCGGGTCAGCCAGGTCGCCAGCTGTTCGTTGTTGCGCATGTCGTCGGGCTCGAAGCCGCACTCGCGGACCAGCGCCTCGTCCGAGAGCACGCCGAGCGCGTGCAGTTCCATGGCCTCCTTGGACCGGTTGGGCCGCAGCCGCATCTCGGAGGTGTCCGCGCCGATGGAGTAGGCGCCGAGGCGCTCGCCGTCGAAGGTCTGGTCCTCGGAGAGCAGCGGGCGCAGGTAGCCCTTGGCGATGCCGGTGGTGATGATTTTCAGCAGCGGCTCGGTGTGGGACTTGATCGCGGACTCGTCGGCCTGCCAGGCGGACCAGTGGTTGGAGTCCCCGACGCCCTGGAGCACCTCGGGGGGCATGTCCATGCCGAGCGCGAGCCGGCCGATCGCTTCCTTGCGCAGCTCGATGGCCTTCTCGTCCAGTTCGGACCAGAACGTCAGGTGCTTGACGGCGGCGATGTCCTCGGCGGAGGCCGTGACGACGATGGGGACAATCGCGGAGGCGTCGTCACGGTTCTGGATGGACCGGGCCATCGCCTCCATCAGGATTTTCATCAGGTCATCGGCGTTGTTGGCCTTCTGCACCTGCGGCGCGGGGCCCTCGGTCGCGGGCGGGGTGGGCAGGCCCATGGTGGAGGGCATCAGCAGGATTCCGGCGCCGGCGAGCCGGGAGTCGATCTGCGCGGAGACGTGCTGGGAGAGTTTGTACAGCTCGTGCAGGGTGGTGCGGATGGCCTTGGCCGGGGAGGTGGAGAGCTGGGGTTCCTTGGGGTGCGGGCGCCAGAGCCGGATCGCCAGGACCTTGTCGTTGGGGACCTCGGTCAGGACGACGTCGTTGACCTTCCACGAGTCCGACGGGGAGTCGGTGGCGGGGCGGACGCACTTGGTGGACGCCGCGATCTCCCATTTGTCCCCGCCCTCGCCGAACGGGTCGGGGTCCGGGTAGCCGACGATGTAGCATTCGCCGGTGACGGACATGTGGATCCCGATCAGGCGGAACATCTCGGCCCGGCCGTCGGCGTTGCCGAACAGCGCGGAAAGGTACTCGGGGATGTTCCCGTCGACGACTTTCTCGATGCCGTCGGCGGTTTCCACGGTCCCGTAGATCAGCGCCTTGGAAAGCTGGGCGCCGATCCAGTCGCAGGCGTAGCGGAACTCGCCGATGGCGTCGTAGTAGCGCCATACTTCCTCGTGCCAGTGGTCCGCTGTGCTGTTCCGCATTGTGCCCATACTGAATCCGCCCCGGATGCGGGCGGCGGAGGCCACAAGCGAGGTGGGAGCAGGTGCGGGTTCCTGCTTCTTCATGCGCGCCATCTGCTATTCCTTCTCGTCGCGTTCGACAATCATGGCTACGAGGTATGAGACCGCCAGCCAAAGGTTGAAAGCCCACCAGGTGATGTGCAGGTCAGAGAGCCAGCCCCACACTCCGATGGGCAGAGTCATCCACGGCGCCATGCACCAGTGGCAGTGAAAGAGTACGTTCCAGCCGGATCCCTCGGTGAGGAGATCCCACTTGATGCGGAGCCATACGGCAGGCGGGAAACTGTCCTGAGTTACGAGACGGGTCAGCCTCGCTGCCGATAGCGTACCGATGATTACAGCAGCGAGTACCACGATCTCTCTTGTCATGTCTATGAGAGTACCGTGGACGTGCTGGATTACTGGTGCGCCATGGCGGATTCCGCGTCGAGGATTTCCATTTCTGCGAGGCAGTCCCGGCAGACGTGCAGGCCGGGGTGCTGGCGGGATTCGAACATCGCATCGTGCGCGCACTGCTCCGGGTCGAACCGGGAGTCCGCGGTGACCACCCGCAGCACCCGCTCCGAGACGGCCGCGGCGATGGTGACCTCGGCCTCCTCCCGGGGCCGGTAGCCGAGCAGCTCGGAGGCGGCGGTGGCCGCGGCGAACCCGCCGTAACCGCCGAACCCGGCCCCGGTGATGGACCCGGACGGGATGGCGACGGCCATCGGCTCCGCGATCCCGCCGAGCAGCGTGATG